ATAGGTGACTTTATTATTTCATTAAACTCATCGTCAAGAGTAAAATTAATATAGAAATCCATCAATTGCAGATAATGATTAATCTGCTTATTCATTACTGGAAGATATCTCTTAATAATTTTAGACTTGACTCCACCATCTCTCATCAAGGAGCTTGCAAACTCCAAGTAGGACATGTCCTCTGTCTTATCTGATTTATTTCCTACTGTTTCTTTTAACTCAGTTTGCAGTTTCTTAAGTGTGGCTCGTTCAGTATTTCGGTTCTCAATCTGATCGGTAATGTCTTGAACTTCTCGTTCAAATTCTCGTATTTGTCGTTGGTACTCAGAAATTTTAAAATTGTTTGTTGAAATGTCATTCGTTAGTTTTGTTACCTGCTGAGAAAAATCTATGAACCTTTGATCGTTTTCTTGCTCTTTTGTGATAGACTTTTGAAGATCCTTGTAAGCGGAGTCAATCTCCTTTACTTTCTCCTCAATTTCTCCCACCTTATTTAGCCTAAAGTCCTCCTCAATTTTCTGGTAACATGTAGGGCATGATACGTTTTCATTGAAGAATTTGTGTTCGGATGTTATATTCTGTATCCGTTGTTCCAGTTTTGCTTTAATTGTGTTCATCTTCTTAAGAGAAGACTTACTGGAAGCCAACTTCTGCATCTCTTCCTGACAAGAGTTTGACTTACTTATATACTGTTCATTCTCTTGTGACAGCTCTATAATATTAATATCAAGGTCTTCTAAACGCTTCGTTCTATTCTTAATAATATCTTTACTCTTTTTGTCAAGATCTGTAATGAAACTCTTCTGCATCTGAATCTTTTCTTCTACAAGATCCTTCTTAATAGAAAGTTCTTTTAACGTATCATTTACAACACGCATCTTTTCTCTAAGAATGTTGGACATACCAGAGAAAATTTTAATGTCCAAAAGATCCTCAACAATCTCTCTCCTATGTGAGGATTTCAATTGCATGAATGGAACAAAAGTTGCAGAACCTAATATAACTGTCTGCGTAAATGATTTGAAATTAAGTTTTAAAATATTATCTTCAAGATGTTTCTGTTGGTCTATAGCAGAAGAGAATTGATCTTGTAACTTACCATCAATATAGATCTCAAATAAGCCTGGTTTTATCCCTCTAACTATCTGATAATCCCTAGACCCTATAGTAAAAGCTACCTGTACCTCACATTCCTTTTCATTAACCGTATTAACCAACTGTCCTTTTGATATCTTCCTAAAAGGTTTATTGAATAATACAAAACACAATGCATCTAGAATAGTACTCTTCCCTGCACCATTAGCACCTACTATTAAATTTGTAACATACTTAGTTAAGTCAATTTCTATCCAGTTATTACCAGTGGATAAAAAATTACGCCACCGTATCGTTTTGAATGTAATCATAATCTGTTGGTGGTATCACAATATCATCAGGAGTGATGATAACATATCTATAGTTGTTTTTTTTACAAGTTTCAAAAGCAAGATGATCTTCAATTTCTACTACCGAAAGTGGTGCAGAATCATCTGCTTCTAAGAGTCCCATATATCTGGTTGCATCATCCTCTTTCTGGAACAAATACAAGGCCTGATTACCTTGATCGTCTTTGCAGGCATAAGCACCTGCACCTTCTTGACCAGAGAGAGATAGTATATACATCATACCATTTCGCAAGCTTCCATATAAACCTCTTTTAAAAGTTCTTTTACTCTATCTTTTTTTAATTCAAAATCAGAGTCTTCAATATATTTATTCAAAAGCGTTAAGGTATCCTCAACCTTCTCACCATCAAACTCTACCTCTTCATCATTAACCTCCATACTTTCTATGATCTTGAGATCTTGCACCCCAGAGTCAAGCAGTCTATCAACAAACTTCTGATATTGCAACTGACTTGTTTTCTTTCTAACAAATAACTTAACTATCTTATCCTTATATCTGTGTGCAGGGAAGGCCGCAGCAGGAGTATCCTCATAATAAATCTTCTCAAATATATGATATGGATTCTCTATGAACTCCATAGTCATATCATCTGTATCTAGAATATTAAATCCTCTCTTATCACCACAGTCATTCCAGTACATCTCATATGGATTACCTAAGTAGAATGTCTGACCATCATTACTTCTAGTATGGTAATGTCCTGAGAATACAGTATCGAACTTTTCTATAATACCTTTATCAATACCTCTCTGTTGAACACAGCCAGGATATAGTTGGAACCCCTGTAACTCTAGATGACCAAAAGCGACCTTAGCGTTCGTGGTCGCAATAGTAGATTGAGTGAGTTGATAGTTTTCATCGCAGATCCAAGGGAGCATGAAGGCTTTGAATCCGTTAATATCATATTCTCCAGGCTCAGATATAGGGATAAGATTATCGTAGCTACGTAAAAGAGAATCAACAGAGTTAATCTTATTGGTATTCTTATAATAAACATCGTGGTTTCCTACAAGTTGCCAGACTTTCACGCCCAGATTTTTAAACCTATCATATACATGTTCCTTTGCCCAGTCAAGTGACCAATAATCTATATTTTTTCTATTGTCAAATGCATCACCCATGTGAATACATTCCTTTATTCCTCTCTTTTCCAATTCAGGAAAGAAAATATCATCATAAAATTTTTGCCAAAACTCATGGAAGGCTTTAGAACCCCTTCTCCCACCAAAGTGGGTGTCAGTTATTATTGCTATCTTCATTTAGATCTGTTTATTAGAGTAATAAAACGATCAGCAGCGAATGTGCCAGCAAGACACACATCAATCTCATCTCCGTCTTTCCAATTTTCTGTCCCATCTTTCTTAGTGTGGGCAAGAGCCTCAGTGAGATCGTCAATAATTTTTTGAGTAATCTTCATTGATACATCTTCGTTTGTACTGCCTCTTTTATTGAATTGTAATCACTAGAAGCACCGTAATCATCATCCACATGCATGACCTCATCATACCCCGACTTCTCAATGATTTTCGTACGGATCTCCATTTGTTTCTTCTCTTTCTGGATCCTCCGAAGAAATGCGTAGTGTATAATCTGGGTGAAGTAAGCAAAAGGGTTTGTAGATTTCTCTGGATTGAAGTTATGTATGTATTGAACGCAGTTTTCAATTCCGTCACAAATCATATCCTCCCTAAACATATAATTGACAAAGTTTGGTTTGTATGATAGATGTGTAGCTATTTTAAGAAAACATTCTCCAAGATAATTACTTATACGAGGTTTTGGATCACCGTTTTCTTCGGCATCCTTAACATCTTTCTTGTACTGAACTATGGCATACAGAAACTCCTTGTTATTTACATAGTGTTCTGATCTTTTTCTGCCTTTTGCTGCGGGCATATCATTATCCTGTTCTGAATGAACTTGGTTGTTTATATACTAACATAATAATACCTGCTTGACAAGTATCAATTCTGACAGTACAATAACTCTGCCAGGGTTCAAAGGAAATTACTCTGGAGGATTAGGAGAGCCATTATAGAGATTCTCTAATTGTTCTCTAGCCTTCTCGACTGAATTTAAATAACCCATTTTTTTAGTTACTTTAATTCTTTCAGAACCATTAGTAAAATTAGCCATAACAAATTTAGTATAGTAAGATACTACTTCAGAATCTTCAGTAGCTTCTACTACAGTAATAACTTTATCCATAGGAATGACTACCAATCCTTCTTTAGGGATGCTACGTAACCAAGGCATCATTCTTAAACCTTCGGCAGATCCATTGACTGCAACTGTTTCTATTTCTACAGGATCACTACATACCAAAACAGTTCGTCCATTTTCCACCACAGGAAGAATCTCAGCGAAGATCTCTTCGCCTGATACCAATTTTACAGATCCATAAAATTCTTCGTCCATATTATTTTAACCTTATTGAGTTAAATTCATAATTAAATTCTTCAGAGTTGTATATTTTTATTCTTTCAACTAGATGATTTAATGTATAATTACGAATGTGATCACAAGTTATATCATCTGCAATATCATATAACATGGCTGTCGTTTTACCTTTTCCTTTCCTTAATACTCTACCTATTGATTGAAGATTTCGTATTCTGGATTTTGAGGGCGACGCAAAAATGATATTATGTAATCGCTTAATGTTAATACCAGTAGAGAAAGTACCATAAGACGCAACGATAATCGCATTTTTCTCCCTCTCTGTTATTTCCCTGACGGACTCACGATCTTCTGTATCCACTCCGCCATGAACAAAAAAGACCTTGCGTACATCATCTACCGAACTATTTATAGAGTTATATAATATCTCACCGTGGGTTTCTACCCTACTATAGAGTATTAATGTGTTACCTTTTAATGTTAAAGCTAGATCTTTTATGAAATTATTTCTCTTTTCATGTGAAATAATATATTGTAGTTCATCTTCATAAGTTTCAAACTTCCTAGGATCATGTTTTAATACTAATATTCTAATGTTTAACTTGGATAAGTGACCCTTATCTATCAAATCTTTTGTTTGAGTTACACTATAACTAGGACCAAACAACCCTTCCAATACCCATTTGTGTGTTTGTGCTCCACTTAAAGTACCAGTAAATCCATATCTATATTTCGTATCTCTAAGTTTAGACATAATACCAACTAATGATTTAGATTTAAATTGATGTGCTTCATCTCCTATTATAACATCAAATTGACTAAACCATTTCTTATCCATCTTATAAACGGATTGCCATGTTGTTATGGTTATAATTTTATTAGTACTCTTACTTTGACCTGAATATACTTTATGACAATACTTTTCTGAATCCCATCCATAATGTTCAAAGTCCTTATACATTTGTTCAACAAGAGATGTTGTTGGAACAACTAATAAGGTCTTACGTTTATGACCAACATGATATCTAGCAATAGAATATATCATTAATGATTTACCAGATCCAGTTGGTGATATAACTAATCTTCTATTATGTTTTAATGCATCATATACTCCTTCTATCTGATAATCTCTAGGTTTAATCTGAGATATAGAATTCATATAATCTTTTACACCCGATTTTGATATCTCTTCATTCTGTTCAAAGGGTGTTCCATAGTGTTCGTTATTAAGAAACTGTACTGTATATCCAGATTTCTTTGCCCAAGCGACAATCTTATCTAACAGTCCGACATAAACCTCACCAGTGGCAGTTGAAAATAAACGAATTTTACCATCCCAATGTCTATTCCTATACTGAGGCATAAACTTGGCGCCTGGAACATCGAATGTAAAAAAATCAGATAGTTCCTGTTGGACATGAGGTGGTGCATCTACAGTAAGATAGACCTCATTCTTTTTAGCAATAGTAAGATCAGTCATAACCCCTCGTAAATCTCTGCCATTCGATGGCATTCTTTATTTGGTACGTTCGATTTAATATAACCTTTAATATACTCTCAAGATAATCTATCATTATTTGATAGTAATCTATCTTAGCAACACATTTAATCAGATCTTCATCTCCATCAAAGTATATTCCTAGGTCAGACTTTATGACTTTAAAGTCAAAAGGTTTCTCTTGATATACTTCTGGTGATGCTTTACCTGTATAATATTGCCACTTCTCTTTCTTTAAAACTTTATACTTAGTTTCCTGAGCTTTCTTAAGCGTTAAGATATTATTGTAGATCTTATAATACTTAGCATGTAAAGCTGGTACTCTCGTTGATTCAGAGTGCAATAATTCATTATCAATTACAGAGTCTTTTTCCCAAAGTTCCTGTATAAATTCAAGGTTCATTACCTACTAAACTCTCCACATTAAAAATAGTATATTTAAAACTGGCTGTCGCCATAATATAATTTATATCAGTAGTCTGAGCGTTAAATTCCACTGCTGTTAATGAAGTAGGGAATAGACTTTGGAAATCTACTTTAGCTACTGCATTGAAACTACTATTGTAAATTAAGAGTGTTCCATCTGAATATGCACTACCCTCTAGATCATCTGGATTAATATCTAAAGGTATTGTTTCACCTATAGATTCTGGAAAACCCAATGCTCTCATCCAATCATGTATCTGTAAATAATTTTCTAGATTTTCATCTACAAAGAACTGTACTTCAAGATCACCATAGGCAATTTTATCGCCAGGAACTGGGATATCCTTAAGGTAAGTTGATTGAATTGCAACTCCTAAGTTTATGTTTGGTATATTTACAGAGTTAGAAAAGAAATCAACTTTAGGAGCTCGTGACAAGTTAAACTTGAATCCAGCAGGGGATAAGAAGTTCCTATTCTTAAGTTGTCTATCCCAAGCAGTTAGCTTGCCAGATCCAGTCGTTGCCATGACTTTTTACTTTTATTTATCTTGCAACTCAGGGGGATCACATTCTGGATTAATACTTTCTACCATTGTACCACCTATATCAGCACCTTGATCCATACCCATCATTGTAGCAGCTCCAGCAAGAACCCAACCAACGAAAGGGATCCCAGTGAGAGAAGGGGCCACAGCAGCACCAACACTAGCACCGACCATTCTACCTGTTCCTTTTCCTGATCCGATTGCTTCAATACATTCCTCTGACTTACCACCTTTTGTGGTTTGAGTAACCAAATGTTGAGTCCCAAGTCTCGTTGCTGGATATGATTTCTTCTCTGTAACCGTGTTGTTACCCAGTCCCAGAAAGCCACCTTTCTTCTTTATATCCCGTTCCACATGCGACATCTTAGGATCATGAGCACGATAATTAATCCTATAACCTTCCTTACCTGCTTCTACGTTATAGGAGGTATATGGCCCAACAGGTACATTTACTATTGGAAATTTTTGTTGTCTGGAGATTATACCAATCATCCCTATATGACTAAGACCTAATACGGTTCCAAGACTTATAGCTATCCATTTTGTATTCATCATCATAAAATGAGGCTTAGTATATATACACGTTTCCACAAAAAAAGAGACCCCCGAAGGAGTCTCTCTTGAATAAAGGAATTATTTCCTTCTGTCTTACATAAGGTTTTGAACCTTAACACGACGGTAGTAACGGTTAGCGTTA